ACATTTACTGGTGCGGTATCAGGAACAGACTTAACACTTTCTGGTAACCTAACAGTCAATGGAACAACTACAAATATTAACTCAACTAACCTTGTTGTTGAAGATAAAAATATTATTCTTGGAGATACTGCAGAACCAACAGACGTAACTGCAGATGGTGGCGGTATAACATTAAAGGGAACTACTGATAAGACATTTAACTGGGTAGATGCTACAGACTCATGGACATCTTCAGAACACTTATTCCTTTCTGCTACCAAAGAACTTAGATTAGCAGACACAGACTCAAGCCACTATGTTGGTTTTAAGGCTCCAGAAACTGTTTCAACAAATAGAATTTGGACACTTCCTTCAGCAGATGGTTCAGCAGGACAAGTGTTGACAACAGATGGTTCTGGAACATTCTCTTTCTCAACTCCAGCAGCAGGAGCAGCATTTAGCGAATTAATGTTGATTGGTGCATAGTACTTTATAAAATACAAAGCACTAACTCTAAACTAAAGATTAACACGCCTTAAACAAGCGTGTTTTTCTTTTTAAACTATGATATACTTAGGAACTACTTTGGATTTTACAAAGTACTTATAATATTTTAATAGAAAGTTGGAAAATAAATGTCAGAGGTCTTTTCTTTTCGTTTAACAGATGAATTCATAAACAAGTATGTTGGAGTATCAGCCCCTTTTGGTTTTACAGATGCAGGCTCTAACTCATTGGGTGAAATTACCTTTATACGAACCTATTCTCGCATGAAAGAAGACGGTACAAAAGAAAGATGGCATGAGGTTTGTAAACGGGTAATTGAAGGAATGTACTCAGTACAAAAAAATCACGCTAAAGACAATAGACTACCCTGGAATGATAACAAGGCTCAAAAATCTGCTCAAGAAGCCTATGATCGTATGTTTAATTTAAAATGGACACCACCAGGTCGTGGTTTATGGGCATTTGGAACTCCTATGACTATGGAAAGACGTAATTCTGCTTCCCTGCAAAATTGTGCAATGGTATCAACAAGAGATATTGATCGTAATGATCCAGGAGCCTTATTTGCTTGGGTAATGGATGCTTTAATGCTAGGTATAGGTGTAGGGTTTGACACTATTGGTCAAGACAAAGAAATGCCTATTTATGCCCCCACAGAACCAGAAAATATATGGGATATACCAGATACTCGTGAAGGCTGGGTAGATTCTGTAAGAATGCTTTTAAACTCATATCTACGCCCTAATCAGGCTATACAGAAGTTTAACTATGACCTTATCCGCCCCCTAGGTGCCCCTATAAAAGGCTTTGGAGGGGTTGCTAGCGGTCCAGCACCACTTATTGCACTACACAACAAGATAGATGCGGTAATCGGCGGTAGAGCAGGAGAAAAACTTGATTCTAGAGCAATAGTAGATATTGTTAACCTTATTGGTACATGCGTTGTTTCTGGAAATGTTCGTCGTTCTGCTACCTTGGCTTTAGGACTACCAGGAGATCAAGATTTTATTAATTTAAAAAATTCAGAGGTTTTTCCAGAAAGAAATTCTTTTGATTCAAAAAATCCAGGTTGGGCATGGATGTCTAATAATTCTATTGCTGCAGAAGTTGGAACAAAATATGAAGACTATGTTGATTTAATTTCAAATAATGGTGAGCCAGGATTTATTTGGCTAGATGTTGCTAGAAATTATGGAAGACTTGCAGATGCTCCAGACTATAAAGATTCTCGTGTCATGGGATTTAATCCATGTGCTGAACAACCACTAGAGTCTTATGAATTGTGTACTCTTGTAGAGGTTCATTTAAACCGTCATGAAGATAAGGAAGATTTTCTCCGTACACTAAAGTTTGCATATTTGTACGGCAAGACTGTTACGTTAATGCCAACACATTGGCAAACCACAAATGGAATTATGCAACGTAATCGTCGCATTGGAACATCTTTAACTGGCATTGCATCATTTGCAGATACAAAGGGTATGCCAGTAATTCGTGAGTGGATGGACGAAGGGTATAAAAAAATTCGTGCATATGACCATACATATTCGGAGTGGTTATGTGTACGTGAATCAATTCGTGTAACTACCGTCAAACCTTCTGGCTCTGTATCACTATTATCTGGTGCAACACCTGGAGTTCATTGGGGTCCTGGCGGAGCATTTTATCTTCGTGCTATAAGGTTTGGAAACACAGATCCAATGATTCATTTATTTAAAGCAGCAGGGTATAAAATTGAAGATGACATAGTCTCTGCAAATACCTCAGTAGTATATTTCCCAGTAGCATCTGGACATCCTCGTTCTGAAAAAGATGTAAGTCTTTTTGAAAAAATTGGTTTGGCTGCTACCGCCCAAAAGTATTGGTCTGATAATGGTGTATCTGTAACTCTTTCATTTGACAAAGAGTTAGAATCTAAGCACATTGCTCCAGCGCTTCATATGTACGAGGGGCAACTCAAAGCAGTGTCATTCTTACCAATGGGTAACCAAACATATCCACAACAGCCATATACTCAAATAACAAAAGAAGAATATAACTCTTATGTTGGAACAATTGGCAAAATTGATTGGTCTGCTATCTATGACGGTAAAGATAATCTTGATGCTGAATCTGAAAAATACTGTAGTACGGATGCCTGCGAAATTAAATTATATTAGTTTTCATCCTGCTATAATAAGAGGATAGGAGAACTATGTCTACCCCATCAAATTTATATGCAGAAAAAATATACTCTGAGCATCCGTTAGTTTTGTGGGCACTAGACGATACCCTTAACTATAAAAGTTTAATTACTGAAGCACAGCGTAATCTTGCAACAGCGTGGACACCAACAGATGCGACACTTGCATTATCTTTTCAAGATTTAAATGAACCATTTGTAGATAGTCACTTGTCAAGAATTAGAGTTAACGTGCCCATATCAGAAACACTTGAGGCATCAATTGTTAGCCCAAATATACTTAATTTTAATACTCTTGAAGATCTTGGAACTTTTACTGTAGGATCATACTTTTATTCAAATAGTATTTATTTGCAAAATGTTTCTATAGGCTATGAATATACAGATCCAAGTACATCAACTATAGTTCAAGAATTAAAAACCTTTACAACCACTCTTTATCAAAAATGGGGATTTATTTCTGAAACCTTTAATATACCAAATGTATCTGCACAACTAAGACTTGTTTTTAAAATTAAAATTTTTGAAGGATCAGCCGTATCATCAGATAACGAATTTTATATAAATGGAATAACTTTGGGCCAATGGAATGAAGAGTTTAATACATACTCTTTAAATGGGGCAACAGAAACAACAGTTCCAGCAGACATAAGTATTTATGGTGGATACGATGCAGTAGAAGCACAAGCCTATGGAGTAGCAGAAGATTCTGGATACTATATTACTGAAGGTGGATTAAAATGTAAGAATGCTGGTGTTCCATTAGTCTTTGGCGCAAGCGGTGTTACACGATTGGAACCAAATACTGATGCATCGTTAATTATTCCAGGAAAAGGATTTTTAAATAAAAAAGGGCAGTACAACGACTATACAATTGAGTTTTGGGCAAGAATAGCAGCAAACACATCTACACCATTTAAAATTTTTGGACCAATATCTTCAGAAGATGGCCTGTATGTTGAAGATGGATTTTTAACATTAGTTATTGGTAATCAATTTGGATCGCATTTCGTAAGTGAATGGTTTAGACCAATGCTTATTCATATTCGTTTAATTAAAGATTCTGCATCTTTATTGGTTAATGGCGAAGAAGTATTGTCACTGTCTTTAGATACCGCCAGTTTAACTCTTCCAGAAGAACTTGACAACAGTGGAGATAGTCAAGATTGGTTGGGGTTTTATGCAAGTAGCGATGTATATCCATTTGAAATTGACTGTGTTGCTATATATTCTTATCAAGTTCCAGTCACAGTTGCAAAACGTAGATGGGTCTATGGACAAGGAGTTATTTCTGCAGAAGGAATTAATTCATCTTATGGTGGAACTACCGCCTTTATAGATTATTCATTTGCAGACTATACTGCCAACTATAACTATCCAGATTTTGCTGGCTGGGATCAAGGCAGTTTTGATAATTTAGCAACTACTCAAACAAATTTAAGAACACCAGAGTATGTCTTGCCAGAAATATTTTTAGACACTAAAACATTGCAAGAATTATATGATGACAATAAAGACATACAGGACAACGAGTCTGGACCTGTTATTACTGATAAATTTTTATCATTTAGACCTAACAACACTTGGAGTTCTATTGATTCATATATAAATTTTTCAAGGTTTAATTTATTGCCAAGTGAGGTTGAAAGTTGTTATGGAGTGTTTAGTTCTCACAACCTAGCGTCAGATGAAATATTATTTAAAATATATAATCCTTTAAACAATAACTATTTTACAATTCTTAAAGATGGAAACTTAATTAAATATTCTTTGACCTATAATGGAACCACACAGTTATTGTTTACCTCTAGCGCAATTTCTGCTAACAGTCTTTTTGCAGTTGGATTTAACATAAAAACATTGTCAGAAAAATTTGGCAGCAATGTAAGTTCATTTTTTGGAAATCAAAGTTCTTTAAAAATGTACGTGTGTGGAGATGATTCTGGAGAGTTTACATTTACTGGAAGACTTTATTCCCTAGGACTATGCACAACCTTAAATTCTACAAAAATAGTAGATTATCTAGATAGCAATGGATTTATTGAATTAGACAAAGGCCAAGAATTAATTGATCACACTGCTAGTTATACAATACTTCCATCAGAGGCATATGAAAAATATTTCTTAGACATAGGTGTTGCTGGATATTGGCAAGACTACCTTCCACTTTCTTATTTTGCTCAATTTGTAAAAAATAGCAGCGGTCAAGAGTTTTATGAAATAGACTTTTTACAGTTTAACTTAGGGTACCCAACAACAACCACTTTAGAGCAAGAGTCTGGAGCATCTTCCTATTATTACAATACGGATGGTGCACAAATAAAAAGTTATGTAACTTTTCAGTATGTTGCAGATGGGGCTAACGTTCCCACTTCTTTTGCTAATGAAGAGGCACCAGATGAATATAAAGTTCTTGACTTAAATAATTATGAAGATTGGGAAACTACAAGGTTTGAAATATTAAATAATACATTAATTTACCCAATTAAGTCAGTAGATTTTAATCAACTTGCAATTGTCTACAGCCTTGAGTTTAACAGCCGTGGAGTTTTAACCAAGCCTATTTTATTAAATAAGTTACAGTTAGCATCTCAAGCGTTTAATGACAACTCTTTTAATCCTGTGGGAACTAGGTTTGGAGTAGACCTATTCCCATATAAAAAGAATGGTATTTATTTTGATTATAAGTCTAAAAACCCATTTAGCATATATAAAGAAAGCACCCCATACTTATACCTCACAAAAACATCTGGTATTGAGGTTCGTGGTGAAATTAATATTTTAGAAAATCGGGGATTAACTTTACCAATCAATAAAGAGTTAGCAACAGATTATAAAGTAAGCGCTATGCAGTTATGGCTGAGATATGATCAAGATGCATTTCCAGCAACAGCAACAGAGATTTTTGAAATTAATCACAAAAGCGGAACTCTTAAGTTTTACCTACAAGCAAACAGCGCAGATCTAGATAGAGGCAGAGTTTTTGTTTTAAACCAAAATGGCGTTCCCTATAATGGTGTTGGATTTTATTTAAATGGAAGTCTAGTAAGAGAGCCAGTATTATCTCTTAAAGAGTGGTCTTCAATAGGTATAGCATTTTTAACTTCTCTTGTTTATAATTCATACCTTGGAAGCATAAATTTGACGGGACCAATATTATTTAATAACATTGCCTATTATCAAGCAAACAGCCTACAAGAGGTTGAAAGTAGAACATTCAGGCCGTGGTTCCAGGTATTAACAGACGGTATTACAACAAATGACTGGCAGTTCTGGTTTAATAACTTTACTTGGGACGGTATGTTAGTAATAGGATCATCAGAGTTTTATGGCATTAACCCCTCAGATATTTATAAAACATATATAGGCACAAATAAAATAATCGTTGATGATGGAGAAGGCTTGGTTTATCAACCTGAAAAATTAAATGTATATGCAGAAGTAGAATGGTCAACTAACGTATCTACACCAGTATAATCTGCTATACTTGTGGTTATGGAATCTTTAATTAATCCAAAAACTGGTAAACCTTATGTTAAAAATGTACGTCGTCAGGTAATAGATAAGCATTATGACTGGGGTCTTTACGTATATAAGACATCTAGTGGTAAATGGTTTACAGACGATGAAGGCTCAGTTTTAAATATTCCGTCTGATCGTGGAGATCTTACAAAAATTGCAGAGTTAAAAAAGGCTGCAATTCACTACGGAGATGATGGACTTGGCAAGGCTGTGTTTGTTCCAGGGCTAACTCAAGTTAGTGAAGAAGAGTATTCAGAACAAAAAGCAAGATTGAAAGAAGGGCTAATTCCTTCAATGAATGATTTAGGTGCTTGGCATGCAGCACAACAAACATTAGAAAAGCATGGAAGAGGGGCTATAGATGAGTGACGAAGAATATATTCGTGCAAGTATTAACACACAAGAAAAAGAAGATAGTATTTTTAAATCACACGATCCATTTAATAAAAGTTGGGATGTTTTAAAAGATTACGTCGGACTTGATCAAAATTTTCGTCGCAGAACAACTCGCAACTTAACAAAATACGCTGCCCCTGAATTTAATGAAAGATATTTGGATGCAGCAAACGCAATCCCATCTGGAACAAATGCAGGGTCAAAACAGATCAATCCTGGCACGGTATATAGAAATGGCTACGGACTATTTGACGTAATTACCCCTCCATATAACATGTACGAACTAGCAAACTTTTATGACACATCATTTGCTAATCATGCTGCTATTGATGCTAAGGTAGAAAACGTTGTAGGTCTTGGATATCGTTTTGATATTTCAGATAGAACGTTATTAAGGTTTGAAATGAACGAAGATCAGGCAGCGGTAGATCGTGCTCGTAACCGTATTGAAAGAGCAAAAATTCAACTACGTGACTGGCTAGAGAATTTAAATGATGATGATAGTTTTACAAAAACAATGGAGAAAGTCTATACAGATCTTCAAGCAACAGGTAATGGTTTTATTGAGGTTGGTAGAACAACTGCTGGAGAGATTGGCTACCTTGGTCACATTCCTGCAACTACTGTTCGTATACGACGCTTACGTGATGGATTTGTGCAGATTATTGGTCAAAAGGTGGTTTACTTTAGAAACTTTGGAGCAAAGAATGCAAATCCTCTAGGTACAGATCCACGACCTAACGAGATTATCCATCTTAAAGAGTATTCACCTTTAAACACATTTTATGGTATTCCAGATATTATTTCAGCAATGCCATCTCTTATTGGAGATCAACTTGCTTCTCAATATAATATTGACTACTTTGAAAACAAGGCTGTTCCAAGATATGTTGTAACTTTAAAAGGTGCAAAACTATCAGGAGACGCTGAAGATAAGATGTTTAGATTTTTACAAACTGGTCTTAAGGCTCAGTCACACAGAACTCTTTATATACCGCTTCCTGGAGATACAGAGGGCAATAAAGTTGAGTTTAAGATGGAACCAATTGAAAACGGCATACAAGATGGCTCTTTTAAAGAGTATCGTAAACAAAATCGTGATGACATTTTAATTGCTCATCAGGTACCTATTTCAAAACTAGGTGGTGCTGATTCTGCGGGTATTGCAGCAGCACTTTCCCAAGATCGTACATTCAAAGAACAAGTGTCACGTCCAGCACAAAGGCACCTAGAAAAAATTATAAACAAGGTTATTAGAGAAAAAACAGATATTCTTGAACTTAAGTTCAATGAGTTAACATTAACTGACGAAATTGCACAATCCCAAATTCTTGAAAGATATGTAAAAACTCAGGTTATGACTCCAAATGAGGCTCGTGAAAAGTTAGACTTGCCATTAAGAGCAGATGGAGATGAGCCGTTTGTAATGTCACCAAGACAAGCAACTGATGCTAGAGCAAATTTAGCAGGGAATCGTGAAAGAGATTCAGAACGAACAAATAATAATTCAGATTCTCCAACAACAATTGCTGGCCGTAATCCACAGGGTGAAGGCAGATCGTCTCAATAATTGAGAAAACGAGTGCTATAATATAACAATCATGTTATTAAACAAGGCTCATTGGGAAACTAAAGGTGACAATGTTCGCCTATCAATGCCTATTGGAAAAATAGACGTTGAACGCCGTATGGTATCTGGTTTTGCTACGCTTGACAATGTTGATCGTCAAGGTGATATTGTAACCACAGAGTCTAGTGTAGAGGCTTTTAAGAATTTTCGTGGCAATCTTCGTGAAATGCACCAACCAAGTGCTGTTGGCAAGATTGTTTCTTTTAAAGAAGATAAGTATTTTGATCCAAATGATAAAAAATTTTATAGTGGTGTTTATGTTTCAGCATATGTTTCTAAAGGTGCACAAGATGCATGGGAAAAGGTTTTAGATGGAACATACACTGGCTTTTCAATTGGTGGAAATATTAAAACTTGGGATGACGCTTATGATGAGAAAATTGACAAGACAATTCGTGTAATTAAAAACTATGAATTACATGAACTTTCTTTAGTTGATAATCCAGCAAATCAATTTGCCAACATTGTTTCTATTGAAAAGGTAAATGGTCAGAATGTCGTAAGTGGTTACTTATCTAAGGCAGAGATTGAAAATGTATTTTGGGATTCAGAAAACGGTATTGTAATGGTATCCGAATCTGACTCAGTAACAAGCCCAGTAACTGGAAATAAGATGCAAAATATTGGTTTTATAGAAAAGAACGATAAAGATAATGCAGAAATGATAAAATTCTTAGTTGATAGTGCTAAAGGCATTAATACAATTAAGATTACTAAGGAGGTAAATCCAATGACAGAATCAACAGAAGCAGTTGTAGAAACTGCAGTTGAAAATGCACAGGTTGCTCCAGAGGCACAGCCAGCAGAGGTAAATGCAGAAGCAGCAGTTGTTGCAGAAGCAGAAAAAGTCGTTGCAGAAGCAACAGAAGCCCCTGCAGTCGCTGAGGAAGCATCAGCAGTTGAAGAACTTGCTCTTGCTAAATCAGATGATGCTAGTGCAGACTCTACTGTTGCAAAAGCAGCAGTTGAAGTAGAGAACGCAGTAGAAAAATCTATTGCAGATGTTAAAGAAGAAGTTGCCAAGGCAGTTTCAGAAATTAATACTTCTCTTACTAATGCCTTTGGCGATCTTGCTGCAACTATCAAATCTCTTAACGAGAAGGTAACAGCAGTAACAAAATCTCTTGATGCAGTAACAGCAGATGTTAATGGTATTAAGAGCAACTTTAACGAGTTTGGCAAGCGAGTAGATCTTGTAGAGCAAGATACCGCTTTCCGCAAGTCTGGCGATCTAGGCGAGATCGTACAGGAATCACCACAAGTGATTCACAAATCCCTATGGGGCGGTCGTTTCCTCACAAATGCCGACCTATTTAACTAAAGGTAAAATCACTAGGAGGTGAAAAATAATGTCGGAACAAAACACAAATCTGGAAAAAAACTATCCAGGCGCAGGAGATGGCTCAGAGATTAACTCTGCAGGTTCTCTTGTATCTGGTGGTGTAGGTAGTGCAACAGGTTTAAACGCTGCAGGATCATCTGTAGGTTCACAACTTGGTAACACTGCTACTGCAGGCTTCGGTGTAACAACTGGAGACAACGCAGTAAATCCAACTGGTAACGCAGGAGGTATTTTACGTCCTGAACAAGCACAACGTTTCATTGACTACGTCTGGGATGCAACTGTCCTCGCTAAAGATGGCCGTCGTGTCACCATGAGAGCAAACACCATGGAAATTGAAAAAGTCAACGTCGGAGAGCGTGTACTTCGTGCAGCAAACCAAGGCTCACCAAACTACACAAACACTGGCGCAAGATTTACAAAAGTTGAACTAACAACAAAAAAGATTCGTCTTGATTGGGAAGTAACAACTGAAGCACTTGAAGACAATATTGAAGGCGCAGCATTGGAAGATCGTTTAGTACGATTAATGACCAACGCATTCGGTAACGATATTGAAGATCTTGCTATTAACGGTGATGGAGCAACAGGAGACTTCTTGTCCATCATGTCTGGTTTCGTAAAGCAAACTCGTGGAACAGTAGGAAATGCTGCTCACGAATATGCTGCAACAGTATCAGACGACAACTTCACAACATCAGTAATGCAAGGTTTGCTATTAGCAATGCCTCGTAAATACCGTGCACTTAAGGCAAATCTTAAGTTCTATGCAGGTACTGATGCTTTTGCTGGTATTGTTCGTAACAACGGTACATTAGCAGATGCTATCTCAGCAGCGTTCTCTGATCGCACTGGTAGCACTCAAGCAAACCGTCAAGATTACATGGACGGTGCTGCACAAACATTTGGTAATGCACGTACAACTCGTGTACTAGGTGTAGATGTATTAGAGGTTCCTTACTACCCATCAGGATATGTTGATTTAACATTCCCTGCTAACCGTGTATGGGGTTTCCAAAGAGACATCACTGTAAACCGTGAATACAAACCAAAGAAAGACACAATTGAATACACAGTATTCGTACGATTTGGTCTTGCTTGGGAAGAACTAGATGCAGTCGCATATGTTGACGCAGATAGTGCTGATTCCTAAAATATAATCATCACGTACTAGGGAGGACGGCATAATAACCGTCCTCCTTATTGTCATTCTGATGGTATAATTACAAGTGAACACAGGAGAAAAAATGAATCTAACAATAGATGAATTAAAAGATAAAACAGTAATGGCACTAAAGGCATACGCAAAGAAAAACAACATAGAGTTATTTGAAGCAAACACAAAACTTGAAATTTTAGAAATTTTGGCTAGTTGGATTCCGCCAGAAAAAACAGAAGAGACTGTAGAAGAAGCAGATAAGGCTAAAAATCTAACAAATAAAATAGCACTATATTCAGATAGAAATATTCATATGGACAACTTAGGTTCACTAAAAGTGGGGTATAACATAGTTTCAAAGGAGGCATCGGAAAAGTGGCTCACTCACAGGCTAGTGCGTATAGCATCACCTGAAGAAGTAGCATCTTATTACGCTAAAGCATAATGTCAGTAATTCTCCGTCTACCCCCGTATCCTTTAACTGTTAAATATACAGTTCCAGATGCTAATGCTAAATATGTCATAGTAATTGAAGACGTTGCAGAACAGTCAGAAGTTGTTGCCTACAGAACATCAAGCGCTAGTAAAGAAGTTACTTATGTTTTAGATGATGACTTTATTAAATACGATAAGTCATACGCTTTAACAATTCATGAAGACTTAGAAGAAAGTGGTATTGTTTTAGCAGATCGTGGAGACATTGTTGTTGAAGATAATTTAGAAGTAAAACGTCCATACGTAGATCCTACACTTTTAGCAGCAGCAAACAATCAAACATCTGCAACAGAAATTGCTAAATACACAGAGTATGAAAATTTAGCAAGAGCAATCATTGATTCAATAACTGGTGGGTTTTATTATGAACGTGAATTTTTTGAGATTGTTGGGCAAGAGGTAGATTATATTCCTCTTTGGAAAAGGGTACACAAAATATTAAAGGTATATGAAAATACTGTATTGGTATATGACGTATACGATGAAGAAGGCCCAGCATTAACAGATTATACATACGTAATTACTAAAGATAAGACTGCTCTTACAAAAGATCCAGTTCAAGCAGAAGGCGCTATAAATAGAGCAGAGAGACGTCCAGCAAGAATTCCAATTGGGTCATCAGATTCTTTTTCTCTTTTTGATACAGAGGATAGCGGAAACACAATGACTGTAACTCCTGGAGTTGCGTTTCCAACAGGAATAGATCTTATATTATTATTAGAAACAGGGTATAAAGTAGTGCCTATTGATATTCAAGATGCTACAAAGTTATTAGTAGAAGACATTAGATGTGGCAAGTTAGATTATTACAAGAGATATATTAGCAACTACAGCACTGATCAATTTAAGATTCAATATGACAAGAGAATGATTGAGGGTACTGGAAATATTATTGTAGACAAGATTTTGTCTAAATATGTTAATAATATTGTTCGTCCTGGAGTGTTGTAATGGAAGTGTGTGAAGTAACAGACTTTCTATATCCAATGAAGGCTGATATTTACTTCCCTATTCTTGCACAAGGAAGTTATGGCCAACCTACAAAAGACTGGGTATACGATAGAACAATTACTTGTAACGCTACCTCTGTAGGCGGATTAGGCTCAGAAGACGTTAAGCCAGATAATTTTTTAAAGTATGAAAATAAACTTATTGCAAGAACAAAAGAAGACCCAAGACTTTCTTCAAATAACGCAAACAATGCAACGACAAACATACTTATAACTAACATTAGAGATGCATCGGACAGCATTATTTACAAAGAAACAGCAGGCGCAAGATCAGGCAAAGGAACAATATACGAAGTAGCAACAGTTGAACCTTTTACTGGCCCATTTGGATATACAGAATATTATAAAATGTTATGGCGCAGGGCTGAAAACCAGACTGTAGGTGACTAGTGATAGCAAGAACAAACACCACATCCTTTACTAAACAAATGAATAATATTGTTAATTATTCCCTTGGATTTTTAGAAGGTGTTAATCGTGGTAAAAAAATATTTTTTGATAAACTAGGGGTAGGAACTATTCAAGCACTAGCGCAATATATTGATGTTCAAGCCAGAGCAAATCCAAAAGCATTACACCATGTCTATGAATGGAATCAAACTGGTAGTCCAAGTGCAAGACTGTTTAATTTAGGTTATACCGTTAGTAATTTAGGGCTTTCCGTAAACTCTACATTTAGACAATCAAGAAGTGTTTCTGAAAACATGAGTACTCCATTTTATAATAAAGCAAAAATTATGGAAGAAGGTATTCCAGTAATAATCACTCCAACAAAATCTAAAGTATTAAAGTTTAACGGACCTAATGGAGAAGTTTTTACAAGCAAACCAATTAAGGTTGAAAATCCAGGAGGAGATTTTGTGGTTGGCGGTTTTGAATCTGTGTTTGATGAGTTTATGACTAGGTACTTTAAGCAATCTTTTTTAAAGGCTTCTGGAGTTTACGATTACATTAAAAAACCAACACTTTATAAGAAAAACTTTAAGGCTGGCTCAAAAGCAGGTAGAGGTAAGGGAATTGACACTGGCTTTAAATGGATAACTAATGCAACAATTGGGGTAGAATAAGACTATGACTATATTAACTGACACAGGATTTCCACCAACATTTTTAAATAGATATGTTTTGTCTGAATTGGCTCATTACGAACTTATAGCAGATTCAGATCTGGTAACCCCAAGCCCTATGATCCCAGCACAGTTTCCAACTAACATTGAAGACCTATATAATGACAGTATTCAAATTAGGCAGACAGAAAGCCCTATTTTAATTGTTTATGATAGATTAATGAGGTTTAGGCCTACTCCACTTTATTTACACAAAAGAGAACAATTAATATACTTTATTTATTCTACAGATGTTGGCAAATTGATAGACTCTGTTCGTGTTATATCAAACGCTCTTGATCGTGAAGACTCATCAGCAGAAGACGTAAATACCTATAACATCAATAATCCTATCTTAGACTCTGATGCAGAAGTATCTGTTCCTTTTAATATTATGTTTCACAGTACAAGGGTGTATCAGGCAGATGAAAGCAGAGACGTCGCAGAATTGGCCTCGGCCAGAACCCTCTTTGTAAACAAGTTGATTATTGAGTATGATTACCACGTTTCGGTTGACTCAGACTCTAGATACACATAAAGAGCGGTATAATTGCTTTTAGAGGAAACACGCCATACAACTTAATAAATACTTTATGAAAGAGGTGAATAAATATGTCATATAGCCGTGGTACGTCAAATAACATTATCGTAGGTGCAGCAGCATTCTTCATTAATGACAATACTTTGACTCCATCAACTTTAGCGTCACTAGCAGTGCTTGATGCAAGTGAGTCTTACAAGGACACACTTACAGCAGCCGCTTCTTATACTAACGTTGGTTACACAATGAACGGTTTAGAACTACAGTTCCAACCAGATTTCGGTGAAGTCCAGGTAGATCAAGTTCTTGACGTTGCAAGACTATACAAGCAGGGTATGCAGGTTAATCTTGCTACCGCTTTTGCCGAAGCAACTTTAGAAAACTTGCTTGTAGCCTTAGCATATGATGATGCCAAACTTACAGGAAACAAAGCAGCATCTACAGGTCAAACACTTAACCTGAGTGCAGGAGATATCGGAGATGTTCCAGTAGAACGAGGAATCGTTGCTGTTGGTCCAGGATCTGGTGATCCAGCAACATTTGCGGAGAAAGAACGAATCTATGCAGCATATCGTGCTCTATCAATTGAGAACGTAACTGTGTCAGCAAAGCGTGACGAACCGTCAATGTTTGAAGTTTCATTCCGTCTTCTTCCTGAAGATACATCAGCATCCTATGGTAAGATCATTGATCGTACCTTTGGACAATCATAATCTAGACTTAGATTAAACAAAGACCCACCTTTAATTAGGTGGGTTTTTTGTTTTGCTTATGATAGAATAGAAAGATTATGGCAACAACTATCTATAAAAATAAAATAATCAATCTTGTTGATGGTACAGAATTAGAAATTAATCCATTAAAAATAAAATATTTACGTGAGTTTATGGAAGCCTTTGAATATGTTAAAAAAGCCAAAAATGATGACGAAGCAGTAGATCACTTATTAGAGTGTGTAAGAATTGCTATGAAACAATATTATTCAGGAATACCCTTAAATAAAAATGACATAGAAGATAGTCTTGATATGCCAACTATTTATATTATTTTGGATGTTGCAGCGGGAATTAGAATAAATGAAAAATCTGAAGAAACGGTAAGTTCACAAGCAGAAGATAGTGGAAGCACTTGGTCTGAATTAGATTTAGCAAAAATAGAAGCAGAGGTATTTTTGCTGGGTATTTGGAAAGACTATAAAGAATTAGAAGAATCTTTATCTATGCCAGAATTAATGGCTACCCTTGCTAGTCGTAGAGAACTTGATTACGAAGAAAAAAAGTTTTTGGCTGCAATTCAAGGGGTAGATTTAGATAAACAGTCTGAATCTAAAAGAGGACAAAAAGAGTGGGAAGATATGAAGGCTAGAGTGTTTAGTAAAGGTAAGACAACTGATGGAAAAGATATACTAGCCCTTCAAGGACAAAATGCCATAAAGGCTGGTTTTGGTATTGGACATGGTTTAGATTACGAAGATTTAACAAAATAAAATAATAAAAAATAAAGACTCACCGTGCTATAATTGACATAACCTATAGGAGGAAATAATGGCAACAACTACGTATGAGGAAACTACTCTTACATTGATTGATGGCACAAAGGTTACAGTACGTCCTCTAAAAATCTCTCTACTTCGTCCATTTATGAAGAAGTTTGAGGGTGTGGGAGCAGTGGCGGAAGATAACGGAAAATCTATGGACATTCTTATGGAGTGTGTACAGATTGCAATGAAACAATACAAGCCAGAACTCTCTGAAGACGTAAAAAAACTAGAGGAGAATATTGATCTCCCAACTGTTTACAAGATTGTAGAAGCAGCATCAGGTATTAAACTTGCTGAAGTTTCAGACGTTCTTGGCGTAACTATGGCTCAATAATTTAAAAGAGGTGTGAAACTAAATGGCTGATGTTAATGCTAATATTGACATTAATATTGATTCGTCTAATGCATTAGCACAACTAAAAGCGTTACAACGGCAGATATCTCAGTTTCACACCTCAATAGCCAAATCAAGTGAAGCAGCAGCCCTTGCTCAAAAAGGTCTACAAAAAAATCTTTTAAATAGTATAAACGCTATTGGCGCTTTCACTGCCGAAATGCGTACAGTTAGAACATCTGCAGAGTCATTTACTGACTCATTAGAAAAAAATAAGTTTTCAATGCGTGAGTACTTCCGTTATGCGGGAGCCTCTACAAAAACATTTGGTAGATTATTTAAATCAGAGTTTGACACAATTGGCAAGGTAGCAGAAGAACGTGTAAAGCGACTACAAACTCAATATATTAAAATGGGCCGTGATACTAACGGTGCAATGAGAGCAATGGCTATTATGCCAACTCAATTGGATATGAGTGACTACACAACCAGGGTTCAAATAGCAGCACAAAAACAAGCATTATTTAATCAATTAATGAAACAAGGATCTACCAATCTTTTAAACTTTGGTAAGAATACACAATGGGCTGGACGTCAGTTGATGGTTGGTTTTACCCTGCCATTAATGGCGGTAGGTACAGCAGCAAGCAAAGCGTTTATGGATATGGAAGCGCAAGCCTTAAAATTTAGAAAAGTTTATGGAGATTTATTTACACCAAAAGGTGAAACTCAAAGAGCATTAGAAGATATAACAGAACTAGCAAAACAATTTACTAAATATGGAGTAGCGGTTTCTACTACCGTTGGTTTGGCAGCAGAGGCTGCAGCAGCAGGCTTCCAAGGGCTAGACTTACAACGTCAGACAACAGAAGCAACACGTCTTTCTATCCTTGGTCAGGTTGATAGTCAAAAAGCACTTGAAACAACAATATCTTTGCAAAATGCTTTTGGTATGTCTTCTGAAAAACTTGCAGATTCAATTAACTTTTTAAACGCAGTAGAAAACCAAACCGTTGTATCTCTTGATGATATTACTACTGCCATTCCAAAAGTAGCCCCCGTAATTCAGCAATTAGGTGGCGATGTAAAAGATTTAACATTCTTTATTGCAGCAATGAAAGAGGGCGGTATTAATGCATCAGAAGGTGCCAACGCTTTAAAATCAGGTCTTGCAGCATTAATTAATCCAACCAAAAAAGCATCGGATATGCTTGCTAGTTTTGGCATTAATGCAACGGCAATTGTTGAAAAAAATAAAGGTGACTTAAAGGCAACAGTTATTGGTTTTGCCAATGCTCTTAATACATTAGATCCACTTTCACGAGCAAGAGCAATTGAACAAATGTTTGGTAAGTTCCAGTTTGCCCGTCTATCAACATTGTTTGCTAACGTAGCCAAAGATGGTAATCAGGCTGCTCGTGTTCTTGATTTAGCAAATTCTTCAGTAGAAGAACTTTCTGCACTGTCTGAACAAGAGTTGGGTATGTCAGCAGAATCTTCAATGAATAAATTTAAAAAGACTGTTGAAGATCTTAAAATTGCGCTTGTTCCAGTTGGTCAAGCATTTTTAGAAGCAGCAACACCAATTGTAGAGTTTGTTGGAAATATATTAGAAAAGTTTGCTAATCTTTCGTCTGGAACCAAAAGACTTATTACTTTATTAACAGTTGGTATTGGAGCGGTAGGTCCTGTGCTTCTTATGACATTTGGTTTGCTTGCAAATGGTATAGCAAATATTATTAAACTGTTCTTAACACTTCGTGGCGGGTATCAAAGATTAACTGGTCAAACAAGCATACTTGGAGAACAAACCCAGTATATGACCATGGAACAACTAGATGCTGCAGCAGCAGCCCACTCTCTTAATCAAACACATGCTACATTAACTCAAACCTTCACAGCAGAAACAGCACAAATTGCTAAACTTATTTCAGCATACAACTCTGCAGCGGGAGCAGCAAGAAACTTTGCAATTAACAATCCTGGAATGATGATGCCAGGAAGAGGTGCTAAGAGACTAGCAAGTGGTATTGTTTCAGTACCTGGACCAAAAGGAGCAGGGGATATAGTTCCAGCAATGCTATCTCCAGGAGAATCAGTTATTCCAGCAGATATGACAAAGAAATATGCAGGATTAATTCAAGGAATGATTGCAGGTAATATTCCTGGATATGAAAATGGAAATATTTCTTTTGGCGGTAGAAGTTTTTCAGTAAATCCAAAAGGTCAAGTTTCAATTCAAAGAATGATTAATGAAACAAAAAGCCTTTCATCTGTTATTGGAAACATTGATGATTTAATATTAAATGCTTTGATAAATGCAGAAAATGAATTAACAGCAAAAGGTAGGGTTAGGGCTAAAAGTTTACAGGATCAACTAAAAACAATTGCTGGTGGAGCAATACCATTGGCTAAAACAACAGCAGCAGCACAAGGAGGATTTAAAGGAAATGCTGGTATTGTTGCTGCACATGGAACGCCTGGCAGAATGATTTCTGCATCTCAAGCCCAAGAATTGGGCAGGCAACTTGGTTCAGGTGCGGTTGCAAGTCAATTGATAAACACAAATAAAAATGTTAAAATGTTGTCTAATTTAACATTTCCAATGCCAGCATCATTTAATAAAGGACAGTTAACTGGAAGAGAATCAGCAAAATTTATAGGACAAAATAGATCAAGATTTACATCAATGATTGCAAAACAAAATAACTTAAACCCTAACGATCCAGGACTTTTAGAGTTTGGAAAATCTATTGGACAGGCATTAAAACAAGTTGGAAATAACGTAGTATCTGAAAGAGATTTTGAAAATATCATTGCAACTGGAATAGAAAATATGTTAGAAGGAGCAGCAAAAACTGCTTTAATAAAATCAAGAGATACCTTTGGTACAGCGCAATTAAGTGGAGTTTCTGGACGTGAAGGTCACGGAGGAATACAAAGAGTTACGCTTCCATCTTCTGCAACTGGTCAAACTTTTGGTGGATTACAACTTGGCGGTCAAAGTTATAGACAACAAGATATTTCTCAATATAATGCTCAAGCAGATAAATTTGTTATTGAAACAATTAAAAAAAGAACAAAAAACTTTGGATCTTCCATGGTTATTGCAGTTGAAGAAGGACTACGTGAAACCTTACAAGCAGCATCTCCATCAAGAAAAATGAAAAAAATAGGACAAGATGCTGGGCAGGGATTAATTTTAGGAGCACAAGAGTATGTAGATGATGCAAAAAGAGTTGGACAAAAACTTGGTGCAGGTATGGTTCAAACAGCATCTGGATTATTTGTTCCAGGCGGGGCACTAGGACAGCCAGGATCCGTAGCAGCAAACGTGCCAAGACCAGGCGTTCCAATGTCTGTGTTAAATGCAGCATATGAAGAAAATGCTATGAGAGATTTAATGAAAAAACAACAACAAAAAATAGTAATTGCTAATCAAAGAATGAACTCATTAAATAAAGCATTTATGAGTGGCACTTTTGCTTTATCTGCATTGTCAGGCGTTGCTTCAATGGCTGGCGGTAACTTAGGAAAATTCTCTCAAATATTATTTACTATAACTGGTCCATTATTTGCTTTATCATCTATACTTCAACTACTTACTGGTAGAAAAATTATAGGAATTCTTGCAAATATTGGAAAACTTAAAATTGGAGTAGCAGCAATTGCTTTAACTGGATTTGTTGTTGCAACTAAATTAATAAATGACGCAAGAAAAAAAGAATTAGAATATATTTATGGTCTTTCAAATGCAATGAAAACCACTACACAACAAGTAAAAACTCTAGGCGATTTCTTTGGCATTGTTCCAACAAAACTTCCAATTAATCTTAAAAATAGAGAAGTTGTAAGAAAAAATGTAAGGTCTGAAAGAGATAGATTAAGAGCAGATGAAGGATTCCAAAAAGAATTTGCTCCAACTATTAAAACACTTTCTGCTGCTACAGCAGAAGAAGCAAAACTGGCTTTTACAACCCTTGCTCTTAATCTAAAGGCACAGGGTTTTGCAGAGCAACAAGTTCAAACAATTGTTGATGCACTTCGTGAAGAGGCTGGTAAAACAAGCATTAAACTAGACGTTAAGTCTCTTAACCTTTCTGCAGAATCAATTAAAGGAATTCAAACTCAAATTGCACCAATTATTTTGAGTTTAGAAAAAAGTTTAAAAGTTGGGCCTACTGGAGCAGAGGGATTGTTTAAAGGATTTAAAAATAGTTTATTGCAAGCATTTCAGGGTAAAACTCCAGGTGCATTGGATACAATGTCAAATGCTGCTAAAAAATCTCTTTCTGAATTAAGTACAACCATATCTTCCGTTTCAAACTCTGCTGCTGGAATGTTTAAACTTGGACTAATTAGCGCAGATGATTTTGAAGCAACAATGTTTGCAATTTTAGGAACAACCAAAAATCTTAGTGCCGAAAATCAAAAACTTGTTTTAATGGAAATATTTAAATCACTTAACATTGACGCAGCACCATTTTTAGCAAATCTAAAAGGTGCAGTGTTACAAATGCAAACCCTTGCCTTAATTAGCAGTGGAGTTTTAGATAAAGATAGCGGAATTTTTAAACTTCTTGCATCAAAAGACTATGAAGATCAACAAAGAGGAAGAAAAGCATTAATAAAGTTATATGATGAAACAATTGGTGCGATTAATAAGGTTGTTCAGGCCGACAAAAAGGCTGAAGATGCTGCTAATGCAGCCAATTCTGCTGCTGGAAAAACTAATCCATTAAAAGAAAGAATTAAAGCAATTCAAAATCAAACTAACGCATACATTATTTTACGTAATGCAAAAGTTGATGAGGCAACTGCAACTGAATTATCAAATGATGCTGAAATAGCATCTTTAGTTCTTGCAAATAGTAAAGGTCAGTCATTAACAAATCTTATTGCACTAATTAATGAATATAAGGCAGCAATTAAAGGTCAAACTGATGCTGAATTAAAATATATGGAAAAACCAAATTTGTTCAAAAAACAATTACAACAGTATCAAGCACAAGCAGAACTTAGAGAAAAATTAATTGACGTTCAATTTGCATCAAAAATAAAAGCAGAAAATGATGCTTTAAAAATTCAAGAAGAAAGTTTAAGAACAATAAATGATGAAATTCAAAAAATCACAGATTCTCAAATTAAACCAATCCAGGCTGTAATTGATGCAAACAACTTTGCACTTGAATCAATATCTTTACAAGAAGATGCAATTAATCAAAGGTATAACACACAAATAGAGGCTTTAGATAAAATTGCAACTCTTAATCAAAATATTGCAAATATTCAAAAACAAAGACTATCTATTGCCGATGCACTTACTCGTGGAGATATATCTGCTGCTGCACAACTTGCTCAAGAAGCAAGAGCAGAAAATGCAGCATCTTCTGTAACTGGACAAAAAGATGCTTTAACCTTTTCCCGTGACGCTCAAATAAAGGCACTTGGAAGGGTTGAAATTGAAAAACAAAATAAAACACTTCAATTAGAAATTAGTAAAATTGAAAGAGAATCACTATTAACTTTACAACAAAAGAAAGAAACAATTGAAAATACTATTGGCTCAATTACTAGAAACATTGAAAAATTAAATTCTCAGGTTGAAAAGTTAAAAGATGGCGCTTACTATGCTGGACAAACTAGAACAGAAATAGATAGTCTTGCTGGACTTATTGATGCAGCAGAAAAAGCAGGAATACCATTTAACACTTTACTTTTAAGTCAAGCAGGATCTGCTGCAGCACTTGCAAAATCACTTTCAGATGCTGTTACTGCTCAAAAGTCTTTAGCCTCATTACCAGGTCTTGTATCTGATGCAAAAGTAGCAACTGATACAAAAATAGTAACTGATACAAAAACTGTTACAGGCACAGGGTCAACTGTCACTGTAAAGTCTGGTAATACATTAAGTGGAATTGCAAAGGCAGCAGGAGTTAGCCTTTCAGATGTAATTAAAGCAAACCCACAAATTTCAAATCCAAATTTAATTAAACCAGGGCAAAAAATTAATATACCAGGCAAAATGTACGGTGGACAAGTAATGCCTCAAAGCAAAGGTGGCATGGGAATAAGTAAATCTATGAAGTTTGGCGGTACGGTAGTTGGCTCTGACAGTGTGCCAACAATGTTAACTCCTGGAGAGTTTGTAATGAACAAAGCAGCCTCAAAAGCCTACGGTCCATTACTTGAAAGAATAAATGAATCTAAATATCCTTCAATGCTAAACCGTGGTCAAATGTCTCAAGTTCCAGTAAGCAATATTTCAACATCTATGAGCGATAACTCAACGGCAGTGTATAATTATAACTTAGGGTTTAATATTAATGGAAACAACTCAAATCCAAATGATATTGCTAGGGCAGTAATGAGAGAAATTAAAAATGTTGATTCACAAAGAATTCGGAGGCAAAGAGTATAATGGCTACTAGTGCCTATTTAACGGGTAGACGTAGATATACAAGACCACAGGGTATATTATGGTCAAACAACTCTGGAACCCTCTCTAATGGCCTATACGTGCCTAATGGTATAGAGGTAGGGGCATCCACAGGAGAAACAGACCCAAACCTCCTAGATCAGTTTATTATTTTATCTGATCATAATAGGGGAGAAATGCAATTTAATACCCAGAGAATTGAGCAACGCCAAAGAACCATTAATGGCCGTATGCGTTCATATCACATTGCCGATAAATTAACAATGTCTG